TGAATCGTGTAATTAGAGGTATCTAAAATAGAAGACGTTGCATGATCTTCTATCGTAGCCAAGGAAGGAGATACCGTCATAATGTCGGCTAACAATTCTCCAGCACCATCCGTCAGCATGTTAGCTTCCTTGAGGATTAAATCATCACCACTCCAAACTTCTACTTCACCTCTCATTAGTTATCGAACTCCACTTCTGTATAGCTTCCATTAGGCCCGTCTGTGTGCTTGACCCACTCGGGCTGAACCCTATAGGATATTCTGCTGCCACCACTAAGCTCCATCACTCCAGAAGTTATACTAGCATCTCTAGATGCTAGGGTAGTGGTATTTTCTCCAGCCCTCTTCCCAGTTAATCCATTATAGAAGTTTAAAACATCCGCTAATTCTTGTTTATCTAGCTCGTACTTATATTCTTCTACGAAAGGTCTAAGAGGTATTCCGCTAGTTTCTATGCCTTGACCTGTAGATATACCTGCCTCATACCGTAAAGTAGAGTCCTCTAAATCAATAGAATCAATAAGTAAATACTTAGATTCCTTATTGTTTGGTAAGAAGAACACTTCGATGACATAATTTCTATCCTTATGCACCTGATCAGTTAACTTAAACTGCTCGTTGGTCTTAGGAATAATGTCTAGATACTCAAAGTTATTGTGGATGGTAAAGTTTCTAGTATCAAAGTCCACTTCGAAATTTTGGAAATACTCTTCCCTTAGATTATTGATAGACAGATCATTTACTTCTTGTTTTCCGGCACTAATAGAGTTAAGGCAATATTCTCTAAGTGCTTTGTCAGGCATAGTAGTTTCGAAGTTATATGTATGACATAATCTCTGAGTAACTTGATTAATACTTAGACTACTAACTCCTGTAGGTGTCCACTTACCGTCAGGTGTCCAGGACCACATGAGGTCCTCCTGGGGCTCTGTGTGAATCCACACACCAACTTGCCCGCCACCTAACTCTGGCAGTGTCTCGTCTGCAACTAAAGACCTAACTTTAAGTTTGAACTTGTGTTGAGGGATTAAGCTATTTGGTGTATCGCCATAAGAAGAAACATCAAAACGTAATCTAGGCAAGCCCCCAACTGACTTACATTTAATTACAGGATTATCTACAAAGTAATTTTGCGCGGCTGCGCTAGTAGCTAAATGAATAACCCTAAACTCATTTTTACTTGGCGCTCCCGAAATATCACAAAACTCAATTCCACTCAGGATAGTTGGGTTTCTTAAATCAAACGCTTGGCCGGAAACGTAACTTCCTACAAGGGGGACTACAGCTTGGTTGAGGCTGCTAGCTGTAAACGTCCCTGCTCCTCCATCGGACCATACGGTAGAATTATTGATTGGTAAAGACTCTCTTAAAGAGGTTTGAATAAAGGAAGATCCGTTAACTCCTGCAAGCTCAAAATCAGAATTATACAGAGCCTTTCCAAAGACATGGGCAAAAATGTTCCCCCCTGTTTTACTTCTTATTGTAGGACCCAGTGGGTGCTGACCAAAACTATTACAGTAGTCTTTAAAGACACTCATTAGCCCACGCCCAAAAGTAAAGTTTTCATAATCAGCGTAGGAATTAATAACATAGCCGCTGGCTATGGCTGAGTTAGAAAAACTTTGAACTTGATCTTTCCAAAAATTATCGTTTTCGTAAGAAGAAGCGTTGGATTCAATTTCTAACTTTGCGTAAGTTTGCGCTTTCTTTTCATACAGAGAGTGCATAGATCTCACGATCCTGGGCGTTTGTCCCCTGTCTACATACCTGTCTGTTGCGGATGTAATATCTGAATTTTTTGCGTCAGATCCAAGAACCCTAAGACCCCTGTAAGGAAAAGTATTACTTGTATCTACGCCTGAAAAAGAGTTAGTCGATCCTAGACCTTCACAAATATGCCAAACTCCAGATATATTCGCGTAGTCTTCTATAGGAAAGAACCTACCTGCGGAGGCGACATAACCTAAGGTAAGCTCGCCTAAAGAACTTGCCATAGATCTTTCTATGACTGACGGATCATAACTAGCGGGTCCATTAAATCCCGTCCTGTCATAGTAACCCTCTGTAGGTAAAAGATATCTAAAGTTTCTTCTTCGTAATGCCCTTCTCGCTGGGCCAACAATGCTGGCCGTGGAGCTTAGTTGGGTGTTCACGCCATTGACTTGATCTCTTTTGAATGTGCTAAACGCATCTGGCCCTGACCTAGTAGACGTTATGGACACACCACTAATTTCTGCATTACCTAGAACTGATCCAGAGGAATAGCCTGCTCTAGTGTCATCCTTGTCTATTGCTGCATAAACAAAGTTTGTGCTGGAAGAAATAAAATCGTCTGCTGCGCTCGCGTTTAAGTTTACCCTAGGTATAGTGTGTGCAGGACTGTATTCCTGTGCAACTCTAGCAGTCTCATACAATGCATACTTAGAATCTGATTCCAAAGTAGATTTTCTAAAATCAAACGACGCTTCGTCAAAATCTAAGAATATATGAGAGGACTTTCCATTCCACAAGCTAAGTAAGTTCTTCTCGTAATCCGAGATACTGAACATTACCTCGTTATAGTTTGGTGGGTTTTGGACAGAGCTAAAGAACATTAAGAACTCATTTAAAGAACCTATGTTAGTCTCCGTAGTGACTGCGCCGCTTGTAATATAGTCCCCTACTTGATCTGCGAACGTAGGGTCTACCTGAAAACACTTTAGCCGATCAACTAGAAGGTTGACCAAGGGCTTGCTCACAGTTGAGTCCCTATAGTATTTTACTTCCTCGAAAGGAGGCATAGGATAATTAACTTTTCCACGATAGTTAAATAGGAACTCAGAATCTCCCTCAAAGAGTAGATACGTCGGTCTTTGCAAGCCAAGAGGATGTCGCTTACCTACCATGTACACACCTTCTCCGAAAGGACCAGGGCCTACAGCGCGGTCCCATAAAGCCTCCTCACCGAAGTCTATCGCTTGCCTCCTAATAGCTTGATAGCCCGGCCCGTTTACTGTGTGGGCGTGCCAAGGTTTCATCTTAGTGTCGCCTAATACGGTATATAATTCGCCTTTGCTTCCATCTTCGTTTAAGATGTAAAACCTCGGTAGAGGGAAGTCTTCACCGAAATACTTAAAATTCTTTGGGTATGCGGAGGCTAAGTCTAAAAGAATAGAATCGGTGACTAGCTTTAGATTATCTTCCAAACTACTGCTACTGTAAGACGCTACTCCCGCCTTCTTGGCTATCTCAGGAGTCCATGTTCTTAAGTTCTTAAATAATGGAGACCCTGTGCCTAAGGCATACCAAATTAAGAAGGGGACATAGGACTCCCAAAGAGGAATAATCTTACCGTCTAAATCTAATATACTGTTTACGACTATCGCATTTAGTGCAGATCTAAGAGCTTGCTCCGTACCAGACTTTTTGTAAATATCTGCGGCTACTCTTAACTGATGCCTCCACTTCTCCGATTGGTTTCCTCTAAGTTTAAAGCCAATTAAATCAGCAATATACTTAATGTTATCTTGATCGACATCTTCAATATCATAAATGTATTGAAGGTTTTCTACCTGATCTGATATGTCCGCGTAATGAAAACCCAGTGCGGTTAAAATCTTTCTGTGAGGTCCATCGGAAACGCGATCCTCATTAATTAAATTTGCGTCAATAAAGTTATCGAAGGAGTCTTTTACTGTGTAGTCCTGTCGGTCGATAGCTAATGGAGAATAAATGACATCTATTAATGTTTTTAAACTATCAAGCTTTTGTGTTCCACTAGTATACGTCGGAAGCTCGCCCGAACTAGTATCCGTTACTGAATCGGACACTCCAGACAAGAAGGGAGAAGAAATATACTGCCCGAAAGAGCAAGTTTCCACATTCTTCCATAGATACTCGGTAAGACCTTTTACCCCATCTACCGTTTCTAAAGTGTCTCCCAAGTATAACTTGGCTAAATTATCTACAACGAAAGAGGACGGAGAATAGTTCAGTCCTCCTAAACCTGAAGTATTGAGGAAGTAAAACCACCCTAGGTTATCTACTAAATAGTTATGAATGCTACTAGCATCACTGTTTCCGGTGTACGCGGACAACTCTGTAGTGTTACCCTCTATTGTTCCTGGCGTATTCGTCCCAGGAGGAATGAGTTTAGGTATTAACGTAGAGGATAAATAGCTCTTAAACTCTGCACTGGTGTCGTAATCGGAATATCTAATCCCTAAAGGAAGTAATATTTTTTCGTTAAAGCTCTGCGTAGTTACTTTAGTTAGCTGGTTTTGCTTTACAAAATACTGCGCTATGCCTGTTAAATTGCTTAGATCACTAGTTTGCGTTCCAGGGACAGATGATAGGGACAGCACACCAGAAAGGTCTTTTGCTACCTGGAGGTGGGTATTGATCACCTTAGATAACGGATTTATCTCAGTCCCACTTAAAGCTAAATCCTCTTGAGTATACAAGTTAGGAGTCAATAGCTCCAAAAGTTCTACATAGTTAGACTTGTAGAACTTTCTTGGGTTAGGCGTATACTTACTATTATCTACCATTAGGATAGGTACTCAATATTTATGGTTAAGTTATTTAGTTGGATTATTTCATTAAAATCAATTCTAATATCTTGATTTACATTATCTAATGTGGAAAACCTTACTTCATTAACTTCAAAAATCTGTCTGTTAAGATCAGACACTATAAGGTCTTCTCCAAACTCAGTATTATCTATACTAAGGTAGTTGGTAATCTTATCTCTTACCTTAGCTTTTATTGAATCTTCGTTCTGCTTTTGTTCTTGATCTATTCTAATTGTACAAACAAGATCCAATGTTCTAATTAGGCCATCTACAATAACAATATCATCCGTCATCATTTTCTTTTGATTCATAGCGGCAAGAAGCTGAGTCTTAAAATTGCTAGTCGCTCGTTGAAGTTGGCTGTCACTAGCTTTCTCTAATAAGTAAATATCAATGGTATTTGCCGAAGAGTAAGCATTTCTTGTAGCTGCTGTCGCCTTGCCCACAGTACCAAAAGTGCTAATAAACGTGTTAGCAAACGTAGAGTAATCAGTAAGTGTAACTAGTCTATCTTGTCGTCTAAAAGTTAGGGGTGCGTACTTCTTAGCGTGAGCTATCGACTCTGCGTTAGAGCCTCCAGTAGCCTTAGAAGTGTTTGTTAGTGTGCCAGCAAAAGTGTTATTAGAGACATCCTCTGCTACGACTGAGGTTGCTAAAGCTCGTCGCGCTAAGTTCCCTCTAGTGCCTCCCCCGACTCTGTATGTTACTGTGTAGGTAGATGAGTCTGGAGGAGATATCCCCGCTACTCCTGTACCTAAAACTACTGTAGCATTGTAAAACTCATCATAAGCAATTTCAAAAATCTTATCACTAGCCCCGGAAGCGAAATAGATACTATCAACTTCAGAGTAAACCCCATTAGAAT